TCACCATCACCCTAAGCATGGACCTGTAGAAGTAACAAACCTAGTAGATTATTCACTGCCATGGGGCGAACAGCACTACGAAAAAGACTTATTTACTCCCCATGAGTTTTTGGGTCACGTCAAAGACTTTTCACAATACAAAAAAGACTATGATAATTGGTAAAAAATGAGAATATTAGTAGAAATAGATGGCGTATTAAAAGGTAGGAAAGACGGGCTAATATCCACCGGATTTTTAGTATACGGACCTTTAACTGCCTACAATCAGATTGTTTTAATGACAGAAATGTCTGAAGCAGAAGCTAAACGCTGGTTAGATGTGAACAAAGTGGTAGACTATGATCTACTAATTGACAAATCCGTACACCTAGAAGGCGAGGATTTACAGGAACGCCAGATACAGGTAGCCAGATCTCGTGGTAATGTAGACCTATTTATTACCAGTAACCCTAAACTGTGGGTATACGCATTTGAACAAGGTATTGCCAGTATTATGTTAGGCGTTCCAGAGTACTTACGTGTCGAATTTAGACCAGATGCACCAAAAAAGATACGGACCTGGGATCAAGTACAAGAAGCAGTAGAAAAGCAAAACATACTAAAAACACAAGACGCACGATTACTACGGACTGAGGGGCTGAACTTTGAGTAAATTACCTGTAACTATTAAAATCGGTACCCAAGATTGGACTGTCGTAGAACACACCTCTAAAGAAGACGGAATGTTATATGAAGACAACTACGGGTACACATTAGAACGCCGCAATATGATCGTAATGGACAAAGATGCGTCAGACAGCCGTAAACGCCAAGTTCTAATGCACGAGATCCTACATGCAATTAGGTTTACCTTTTTTACTGGTAGCAAAATGCCGACAAAGCTAAACTTTGAGGACACCGAACACTACTTTATTGGTATGTACGAAGAAACCCTGTTAATGGTTCTCAAAGATAACCCACAACTCATAGAGTATTTACTGGACAAATAATGATTATTTTTGGTGGGGTAGAGATACCCTCAAATCGCACACTATTAGAGCGTTCCGGAGTAACAAACGTAATGCTCAACTACTGGGGTCTCCGTAAACGTGGGCTACCTAAAACTAAAATATACCTAATAGGCGAACATTTCTTACCCGATATGAAGGTGTGGGTAGATTCAGGTGCCACACAGGCAGATAAAGCTAACCTTTCTAGGAGAGAACTGGAAGAGTACGCAGCTGATTACGAAGAGTTTATCGCAAACAACTACGCTCGTATTGAGGGGTTTACAGAGTTTGACAGCCAGGTACTGGGATTACCGACAGTTATACAAAACAGGGCAGTTTATCAGGGCGATTCTAAACTGTGGGTTGTATGGCACGAAAGCTATAAAACGATTGTTTTAGAAGACTGGGCAAAAGAGTATTCTAACATAGCCATTCCAGGTACCGAAATCGAGGCTGTGACGTCCCTAGCCGCCATTACAAGAAGATTACAACAAAACTACCAGGTTTCTTTTCACGCCCTTGCCACGGTTAAGCCAGACAATTTACGTCAAATACCTTTTTCTACTGCCAGCACATTATCCTGGCTAACTCCGATGAGAAGAGGCGAGACAATTGTTTGGGATAATAGTAAACTAGTTAGATACCCTAAAAGAATGAAGGGTCAAGCCAGACTCAGATACAAGAATATCGTAGAAAAAGCAGGACTAGATTTTACAAAGTTTGTAGAAGATGATACCTTAGAAGCTACCAAAGTTGCAATTTGGTCGTATTTACAGTTAGAGAAAACAATGGATAAAGAAAAACCAGAGCTAAAAGTCATACAGGGCGGTAAAGAAAAGCCACTACTATCTGATAACAGTGACGATACCCTATACACCGGTTTAATGCAAATGGGGGGGTATGGTTCTAATAACAGTGATGAAATAGATCTCAAAAAAGAACGTGCTGAAGTGGTTCAAAGAGACCCTTCTGAGGTCAGTTCTATGCCTATTTTTGGATATGAGTACAAGACTGTAATAGAAACAGAAAACGGTATTGACATACTAAAAGATGTACCAGTTGTTAAGTCAAACAGCACCAGTTTAAGGCAGTGCAACACCTGTTTTGTAGCCGCAAATTGCCCTGCATTTAAGACAGATAATACCTGTGCATTTAACCTACCAGTAGAAGTAAAAACTAAGGATCAACTAAAGTCTCTACTAACTGCAATCATAGAGATGCAGGGTCAGAGGGTAGCATTTATGCGGTTTGCAGAGGAATTGAATGGTGGTTACGCAGATCCAAACGTGTCACAAGAAGTAGATCGTTTGATGAAGCTGGTTAAGTCGATGAAGGAACTTGATGAGAACAAAGAGTTTGTCAGGATCACTGCCGAGCGCTCATCTAGTGGAGGTGTTTTATCTGCAATATTTGGTGACCGTGCACAAGCACTTAGGGAGATGCCGAACACCATAAATGCTGATCAAACCAACAAGATTATACGTGATTCAATAGAGTAACTGTTATCTGATAACAGCGTATTACAGACCCTGAAACATGGTCGGCACTATTTTCTAGTTAATACATACAAAAAAATAGTTTTATGTGCGATTAGACAAAGCACCCTTGATCGTGTACACTAGTATTCTGTCTAAACGGCAAATACCCCCCCTATTAACGATTGAGAGTCACTATGACCAATTTTTCCTTTAAATTATCCGAAGAGTTTGTATCAGGATACAAGACTAAAAAAGCACCTTTTGGTTATAGCGACGTTGCAGGCAACTCGGTAGGTGAAATCACATTCTTGCGTACCTACTCTCGTAAGAAAGAAGATGGAACTAAGGAAACTTGGGTAGATGTATGTGAGCGTGTAATTAACGGGATGTACTCGTTACAGAAAGATCACGCTAAACAGAACCGCCTGCCTTGGTCAGACGCCAAAGCTGCTGCTAGTGCCAAAGAAGCATTTGATCGTTTGTTTAACTTAAAGTGGACACCACCTGGTCGTGGACTGTGGGTAATGGGTACTCCACTAGTAAATGATCAGCGTAACTCGGCTGCCCTACAAAACTGTGCCTTTGTGTCTACAAATGAAATGACTAAGAACAACCCTGGCAAACCGTTTGCGTTCCTAATGGAAGCGTCAATGCTTGGTGTAGGCGTAGGTTTTGATGACAAGGGTGCAGATAAAAACTGGCAAATCTACACTCCAGGTGCCACTCAGACCTATGTTATTCCAGATACTCGTGAGGGTTGGCAGGAAGCAACGGTTGCTCTAATTAACTCATACCTAAAACCAGAGCAAGCAAGCCTAGAGTTTGATTACAGCGAAATCCGTCCATATGGAGCACCTATTGCAACATTTGGTGGAACTGCCTCTGGTCCAGATCCATTGATTGAACTACACAACAAGATTCGTGGAATTTTTAATGGTCGTGCAGGTACTCTTTTGACTACTGTTGACATTGCAGATATCGGCAACCTAATTGGTAAGTGCGTAGTTTCTGGAAACGTTCGTCGTTCAGCTGAGTTACTCATCGGTCGTATTGATGACGACAACTTCCTAAACCTAAAGAATGCCGAAAAGTTCCCTGAGCGTAACTCCTACGATTCTGAGAATCCTGGATGGGGTTGGATGTCAAACAACTCTGTTATGGTTAACGTTGGTACAGACTTCTCTAAGATTGTAGATGGAATCATCCTAAATGGCGAGCCAGGTGTTATCTGGGAAGACGTATCAAAGGCGTATGGTCGTCTAGGTGATCCGATCAACAATAAAGACCACCGTATTATGGGCTACAACCCTTGTGCAGAGCAAAGTCTTGAGAGCTACGAAATGTGTACTCTTGTTGAGACTTACCTAAACCGTCACGAAACCAAGGAAGACTACCTTCGTACTTTGAAGTTTGCCTACCTATACGCTAAGACTGTTACACTCTTGCCTACACATTGGGAAGAAACCAACGCTATTATGCAGCGTAACCGTCGTATTGGAACCTCGATGTCCGGTGTGGCTAACTTTGCAGATCGTAAAGGGCTACCAGAGCTACGTACTTGGATGGATGAAGGTTACGAGGTAGTAAAGAAATACGACACTACCTACTCTGAGTGGCTAGGTATTCGTGAGTCGATCAAAACCACAACTGTCAAGCCATCAGGTACTGTATCTATCTTGGCTGGAGAATCTCCAGGTGTTCACTGGACTCCAGGTGGCAAGTTCTTTAACCGTGCAATCCGTTTTGGGAATGATGATCCTATGCTGTCATTATTCAAGATGGCTAACTACAAAGTTGAGCCAGATATGTCTAACCCAGATCATACAACTGTTGTTTACTTTCCAATCAAATCAAATGCAGAGCGTGCAGAGCGTGATGTAACTATCTTTGAGAAGATGGCACTTGCTGCAACTGCACAGCGTTACTGGTCAGACAACTCTGTATCTGTTACAATCTCATTTGACCCGGAGACAGAAGCTAAACACGTGGAGTCTGTGCTTCATATGTACGATGGTCAGTTGAAGACTGTGTCATTCTTGCCGTCCGGTAATATGACTTACCCTCAAATGCCTTACACCCAAATTACAGAGGAAGAATACAACAGCTATGCGTTGCAACTATTCCCTATTGACTTCAAGGGTGTTTATGAAGGTATGGCTTCAGATGCTATTGGTGAAGCTTACTGTACCACAGACGCTTGTGAAATCAAACTCATCAAAGATAACCAATAATTAGTTACATAGAAAAAGCCCCTGGTCTTTGCCAGGGGCTTTATCTTTTATTTGTTAATTTGTAGGTACAACCCTAACAAACCTTATCTGATTATGTGAGTAGGCTTTTAATGGCTGTATGATCGTAGTCTTTGCACCTAAGTGTGCGTGTATGACTTTTCCATTACCGATGTATATGGCGGAATGATAGAAATTGGTAGACCCTTGATAAGCAAACACTACAATGTCCCCTGGCTTAGGGCTAGATACCCGTTTACCTATGTGACCTTGCTTGTTTGCTGAATGTGGAACTTCTATACCAAATCGTTTGTAGGTCCAACGTACCAGACCTGAGCAGTCCCATCCACTAGGACTAGATCCTGAAAACACATAAGTAGTTTTACCCACTCTAGTTTTCAAATAGTTTATTACTTTTTTCATATGAGCAGTGTTCTTACGAATCTTTACAGATTGCACCAACTGCTCTTTTACACTAACTTCTTTTACTGCTTGTACTGGTGCATTAACAACCGGTACTACTGCCGTATTTGCTGTTGCAGTAGAAGCTGTACATCCTGCAAGAGTTAAGATTATGCAGGCTGTTGCTAGTTTTTTGTTCATCATAGAACCTCCTATCCAAGACCACTTATGCAGAAAGAGTATCTACACAGCCAGCCTTTGTATTTGTCAATGGTGTGGTTTTTTGATGCTCTTCTATTGTAAACGATCTTTACGCCTAGGGTTCTTTTTAACTAGAACTAATCCATAACGCCTTAAATCGCTCTGAATGTTAGCAAAAGCCCGTTTATCTGACGGTGTAGCCGATGTAATGACCATCTTACCCGTAGGAGACATCCACTTGTAATGCCCCCCGTTAGACTTCTCTACACGCCAACCTTGTGTCTCTGCTAGCTTAATTAGCTCTTGGATCTCTTTTGATTTCATTTTAGTTTTCCTTGTTATCATCGTTGCATTTAGTGCATAAGTAAATTGTAGTTGCCATGCCTAATAATTCAAAATCGTATTCTAGGATGTCGTCACC